ATACTCTACTTTACCAACTGTCATAATGGTAGAACAAATTCTGACGTTTTTTACTACAATGTGACAAATGATGGCCTAAGTTTAGATTCTTTCCGTAGAAAAATTGACGAAAATGATTTAAAAAATTTAGATTTTGCTGATTTAAATAAGAGCGACTTTGATAAATATTATAATGAATTAGGTTTCTTAAAAGTTAATCCAGAATTAATCAGAAGCAATGATTATATTTATAATTATGCTCACTATAGTAATTCACATATAAAATCAAAATTCCCAACTATAAAACTAAAAGAACTCCTATCCTTGTCTGGCAAAGTCAAAGTGGGAGAGGATACAAATATACCTATTATGAGTATCACTATGGAACATGGCTTAATTGATCAGCATGAGAAATTTAAAAAACGAGTCGCAAGTTCTGATATTTCTGGGTATAAAAAGGTTTTTAAAAATGAACTTGTAATGGGGTTCCCTATAGATGAAGGTGTTCTAGGATTTCAAAAATATTACGATGCTGCTGCCGTAAGCCCAGCATACAAAATCTTTAGATTAAAACGAGAAGTTAATGTAGAATATTTGGATTTGATTTTGAGATCTAATTCTCTAAGAAAAATATACAAAAGTAAAATGCAAGGCAGTGTAGAGAGACGACGCAGTATTCCTGATGAAATGTTTTTGAATATTGAGATCCCGAATCCTCCTGAAGAGGTTAAAGATCAAATAGTAAAACAACATAAACTAATAAAGGAAATTGAGAATAGTCTCAAGGAAAATCAAAAAAAATTGCGTCTAAAGACAGAAGCATTATGGGAACTTCCTCAAAATTACAACTAATCCCCCCTTCGAACCCACCACCACGGTGGGTTTTCTTTTGTCTATTAAAGCATATTTAAACCTAATCATAAATTATTTTCACCTATGGTTTAATTTATGCTTGCTTTTATTTTATACCTTTGGTTTAATAAATCTCACCAGATAACAAAAAAGTCCCTGGCATCTGACCGACGGGACTTTTACTCAACGAGTGAGAATATTATGAATCAAAGAATTGAAAAGTACAAGTTTAGCCAAGCCTTCAGGGATGGCTCGAAAGCTTTCATAGCTTTCTGGATTATCACCTTCATTGCATTTGCTTTCTTAAAAGGCTGTGCCGACGAGCAATACGCCAACGAACTCAAAGCAAAACAGAATATGTATGTGCGAGTGCAAGTGGAAGGAGCTAACTAATGGATACAAAATCAGTTGCAACCGTTTCAGTTGTGGTAATTGAAGCCCTAGTGATGCTTGTTGAACATGAAGGCATAGAGCTTCCAAGCATCTCATTGAAGCTTAAATCTGAAGATGGTTCAAGAATTAGTTATGAAGTTGATTTCTCACACTTAGTTGAACAAACCCTTAAAGGACTTAAAGAGCTTAGTGAGGGTGAGCAAGACAAGGAGCCCTCTCATGGATAACTACAAAATCATTAATACTCACACAAATGAGATTATCAAGGCCCTTAATGACCTTGGCTATGTATGGACACCAAAGAAGTTTGATGAACAAGATTGCTTGGTAAAAGCACATTGGATTCTAGCTAAAGAGACAGGTGAAATTGCATATTCAAGTGGTACTCACATTGATTCTCCACTTGTATTTAAAGAACTCACCCTCCCTCAGCTTCGAGACCTTGTTGTGTTGAGGCGTAATGATGTGAAGGATGCGACACACAAGAACTTCAGAACAAATACCCCATACCTAAAACAAGGTGAGAATGAATACTACATGTTTAATGGCGAGTGGGTTTTGTCTAACTGCCCAAATGACCTAGAGCCAATCACCAAACCCCAAGACCCAGCCTTGATTAGCGGTGCGGAGGCGAAGCTTGCATGGGCAAATGGTGAAGCTTTGCAGATCAATAAAAAAGATACCCATTTTGGCTTTATTGATATAAGTAATGATTACTCATTGGGCGTTTTCGACAATGAGGATTATGAATTCCGCCTCAAACCCCAAACCATCAAGCTTGAACTAGAGCTGCCGAAGTCTTTTGAGCCGAAGGATGAGGAAACATACTGGCATATCTATCCATCAGCCGAGAAAGGTTATCACTTCGTTCGTTCGTTTGAAGATGATGATGTTTGGTGTCAATTCGGGGCTTGGCGCACCGAGGCAGAAGTAAAACAAGTCGTAGAGCAACTCAGAAAGATACGAGGTACTAACTCATGAATATGTTAGCCAATATCTCGTTTGATGCTGCTGTATTCACAAGCCTTGAAGTGATGAATGTAGGTGTTGAGGATGGCGTTGTTCAGTTTTCCTTGTCGGTTCAAAACGCTGAGCATATTTACATCGTTGCAAGTGTCAAAGGAATTGAGAAAAACGACACTTTCGAATATGGCGAAGGCTTGGACTATCAAGACTGGAAAGATGTGGACTACACAAGAATGACTGTCGATTCAAGTAGCCGACCACATGTCGATGACTTTGATTATGTCGATGCAGTCGAAGGTATGCCCTTTGCCCTTACTTCTACTCAAATTCAAAAGCTGAATGAGTATTTAGAAGAACTGGCAAGAGGAGAAAAAATCAATGAGTTGAGAGGGGGTGATGTCTAAACGCGCCCTACTCCACAAGTCAAGACTAGAAGCATTCAAGTCTTGGCTTATTGAAAACCAAATTCAGTATCGAGACGGCAAAGGAGATTTTCAGGTTCTACAAGTTGAAGTGAAAGGTAGGTTTTACCCAATTTATGACAGGTTTCAGGGTGACCACTTAACGACTCAAAGAGAACTCATCCCTTTAGTTAAAAGATACATAGCAAGTGAAAAGAACTAGGAGAAGATTATGAATGCGCCAGTACAACACTCAGGACAAAACCCTTTTGCAGTAGCCGCTCCTACTACTCAAGCAATGTCTACAGTTCAATCTGATAGTCAACGTGCAATTGCAGAGGTACAAGCTGCTTTAGTTATTGCTAAACAGTTCCCACGTAACCCAATTGAAGCTTATGACCGAATTATGAACGCATGCCAGCGTCCCGGTTTAGCTCAATCGGCTGTTTATTCTTATGCTCGTGGTGGTAGTTCAGTAACTGGTCCATCAATTCGACTTGCAGAAATGCTTGCTCAGAATTGGGGAAATATTCAGTACGGTATCCGTGAATTATCTTCTGAAAATGGCGAATCTACAGTTGAAGCATTTGCTTGGGATGTTGAAACAAATACCCGTCAAACAAAGGTTTTTCAGGTTCCACATATTCGTTATACACGCAATGGATCTAAAAAATTAACAGATCCACGCGATATTTATGAATTGGTTGCAAACAATGGTGCCCGTCGTCTACGTGCATGCATCTTAGGTGTAATACCCGGTGATGTTATTGATGATGCAGTTAATCAGTGTGAAAAGACAATCCATGCAAGTGCTGATACTTCACCAGAAGCTGTGCAAAAACTTGTTGTAGCCTTTGAGCAATTTAATGTCACCAAGAAAGACATTGAAGATTACATTCAGCGTCGTCTTGATGCTATTACAGCAGCCAATATCGTTGCGCTTCGCAAGATTTTCACTAGCTTACGTGATGGCATGAGTTCACCTAAAGACTGGTTTAAAAATGTCACTGTGAAGGAAGTTGGAGAAGTCCAGGAAGTTAAACCAACTGTACCAGACAATGAGTTCCCGGTTCTCTTAGAGCAGATCAAAGCCGATGCAGTTACTAAAGAATATGTATTAGAAGGCTATGCACTTACTAATGCACAAATAGCTGAGGTAAATGCACTATGAAGCTATTCCGATGCTCAAGCCTACATAAACTTGTAGGCGACCCTAAAACTAAAGGCTCAGTTCTTAGCGATACAGCTAAGACTGAGATCAGAACAATTGTTAAGGAGGACTTGACCACGTTCAAGTCTTTCAAAGGCAACCAGTACACGGCTAAAGGTAATGCGCTTGAAGAAATTGCAATTAGCCTGTCTGGCAAGATTCGTTTTCGCCAGTATGTAAAACATGAAGGCCGTTTGGAAAATGAATTAATTACTGGTGAATGCGACATTCTTGATCTGAATAACAAGTTGATCATCGACACTAAATGCACTTGGGATATTGGCACTCACCCTTTCTTTAAAGATGAGGCAGAAGAAAAGGCAAAGAAGGCTGGTTACGACTGGCAGATGCAAGGCTACATGTGGCTTTACGACTGTGAGCAAGCAATGGTCGATTTCTGGTTATTCCCTTGCCCTATCGAGCTTACAAATGATTGGGATGATAGAGAGCAGCTAATTGATTTAGTTGAGCGAATCGATTTAAGAGAACGATTAACAACTGTCACCTACAAACGTGACGAAGCAATGATCCAAAAGTTTAAAGACAAAATTCCACATGCTCAAGAGTACTACGCAAAGTTATATCAAGAGCGCATTAAAGCGAAGGTGGCAGCATGACAGATTTGAATAAGGAAAGAGAGGCTTTTCTGAATGCCTTCCAATATTACAAAGGAAGAAGAGACATTATTTTTAGTCATGAGCATGAACTGTTTATGACTAGATCAAACAATCCTTCTGAAGTTGCTCAAAAAGAAATAAGCAACATGAATAGCCGTTGGGATGCTTGGCTTAGATGTGCAAAGCATCGTGATGCAGAGCTAGAAAAAGCCAAAGCTCAGTCGGTGCCAGAAAAACAGAGTGTCACTTTAACGTGTGCTGAACTAAAAGAAGCCTTTGATTTTGGTGCGCCAGATGGTGAGAAAGATCAATTCCAGATGGAAACCGAAATGACTATAAAATGGCTCGAAGACGGTTATGACGGACCAGGATACTACTGTTGGTATGCAGACTTACCAGAAGAAGGCTGTATTAAGTTGGGTGAAAGCGCATCGGGAGCTGAGGGATGAGTGCACAAATTTTAGATCCATGCTGCGGCTCTCGTATGTTCTGGTTTGATCGTAAAAATCCAAATGTAGTGTTTGGTGATATTCGGAAAGAAGAACATACATTGTGTGATGGGCGTTCTCTAGTGATTGAACCAGATGTGATGATGGATTTTCGCGACATGCCTTTTAAGGATGGCCAATTCACTTTAGTTGTTTTTGACCCTCCTCACCTAGTGAAGGCAGGCAAACAAAGTTGGTTAGCTCTTAAGTATGGAAAGTTGCAAGACGATTGGCGCGAAGATATTCGAAAAGGTTTTGCAGAGTGCTTTCGTGTGTTGGCCAACGGTGGTGTTTTAATTTTCAAATGGAATGAAACACAGATCAAAGTTAGTGAACTTTTAGCACTGACAGATCAAAAACCATTGTTTGGCCACATTACTGGCAAACGGGCGAATACACATTGGATTACTTTTATGAAGTTTGAGGGAGCTGAGGGATGAGTGAATTATATAGCAGCCAAGCGGTCAAAGATGTTCTTAATGAAAGAGAGCGTCAGATCATTAAAGAAGGTTATTTGCCTGAATTTGACAATCTCTATGAAGGAAATGAACTGCCAAGAGCTGCGTCTTGTTATGTTGATCATGCAGTAAGCAGAGGTTGGGTTTATAGCAGCAAAGACTTTGGTCCCGAAGTATACATGGATGAGGATGCGGCAGGATGGTGGCCCTTTGCTGATACTTTCTGGAAGCCAAAAAGCCCAAGACAAGATTTAGTTCGTGCGGCAGCTTTATTAATTGCAGAAATTGAACGCCTAGATAGAGAAGTTAAAGCGGAAAGTAAGGAGGGGTGAATGGGAGTTATGCAGTTTTCAATCACTTTGGAGGGTGATACCCCTCCTCAGATTTTACTTGGTCAAAATCTTGGTGGCGCTATTGTCACCAAACTTGAGCAGGTTAAACAAGAGTTAGTAAGTGCTGCTGAATTGGCGAAGGTATATAACTTAAGTGTTACTACCATTCGAGAAAAGCTTGTCTCAATCAATCAAGGTACAGAAGGTAAGCACATGTATGATCCTGAGCGAGCACGACAAATATTAACTAAAAAAGATGCAAACAAACGTGGTAGAAAGAGAGCTAACTAGCTCTCACTACTATTAAACATTTCTACAAGGTCCTGAGCGTTAGGGTTGTAGTAAGTGTTAATTAAAATACCAATAGTCTTATGCCCTGTTATTTTTGCTAGTACTTCAACAGGTAGCTTTCTTTCCCTCACCATTCTTGTAATTGCTTCATGTCGTGTGTCATGAAAGTTAATATGCTTTAAATCAGCAGCATCACGAATTTTTATCCATGTTCGTTTAAAAGTTTCAGCTTTAACTGGCAGTAAAATATCAGTGTTTGAAGGCAGTATTGATAGAAGTCTCTTTGCTTCTTTGGACAATGGCACATTCCTAGACTCACCATTCTTCGTCATAGGAAGGTGGACAAATCCGTCCTTAATGTCCTCTCTCCGCATACCAAGAATTTCGCCTTGTCTCATTGCTGTTTCAAGTGCAAATAGCATTGCCCAACATACATAATGTTTCACAAACCTTGGAGGGTTTTTTTTATCCCACTTGGCTTGTTGAAGAATTTTTTCTTGATCTTCAAAAGTAATACGCTGGCTTCTGCTCTTCCCTTTTTCTGGCTTAATTACGTTTTGCCAAACATTAGATTCAATTAAAAATAATTCTTTTTGAGCATAGGTAAATATTGAAGAAAAAATAGAGAACTCATATAAAACGGTTCCATTTTTTACTTCAAGCACCCTTTTATTTCGCCACCTAGCTATATCGTTTGGCTTGAAGTCATATATTGATTTAGATGCCAACTCACCAACAATACGTTCCAGATTGTCTAACTTATTTCTAATGACATGCTTTGATCTTAATTTAATTCCCTTTTCTGCATAGTATTTTTCGCAAAGCATCTTAAAAGGATAAGGTGTCTTTATCCCCTTTTCTTCTTGCACTTTTCCAGATTTCAACTCAAGCAGCTTCATAGCTGCCCATTGCTCACATTCTTTTTCTGTGTCTCTGGTGCATGAATATCTTTTGTTTTCGAAGGTCACAGTAATACGGTACGTTTGCCCACGCTTAATAGGTTTAGGTAATTTCATTCTTGGTGCAGATTTGGTGCAGATTACTTTTTATTTTACTCATTTTATAAAAAAAATAGTCAAAATAATCACTATATGGTGCAAATATAGGTGACTAAAACAGGTTAATTTAACCCACAAAAACAATATAAATTGTTGATATTTAACAAGTCTAAAATTATGAGAATAATTTTCAACTCAACTTTATCAACAATATGTACAGCATGTGGGCTAAATAACCTTTTTAATTATATTGTGGGTATAAAACTATTTTTTTGTGTTGATAAACCATTTGCAATAACAGCTTGATCATAAATTCTAGCTTCAGCAAGTGCAAATGGATTGAAATTTTCATGAGTAAGTAACTCTGCAATATGCCCTACCACATTCATATGGCAAACAACCACAATCGACTCATAAGGAATTTGAGATAGCCATTCAATCGCTTCTTTTGCATCATCGTCAGGCTTAATTTTGTCGCATAACAACACTGGCACATCTTTAAAATAGGTCTGGATATGCGCCAACGTTTCCTGAGCACGCAGCAAAGGACTAACAACAAAAATATCTGGTTTTACAATATCCTTTAAAAAGGTTGCCGTTTGCTCAGCCTGTGCATGTCCACGCGCAGTAAGGGGACGTTTAATATCATTACCATTTACTGGCGGAGCAGCTTCCCCATGACGAACTAATGTCAGTTGCAT